GTGGTCAAGCACATCAGCGATTACCTCTCTAGACGTTGTGGGCTATTACAACAGTTTCGTGAGCGGGTCCTCTTTCTTCCTGTACGGCATCACTAAGGCATAAGGAGCCTCCATGTCTGACACCCCCATCGCCGTCATAGTTGACTGCACTACTGGAATCGTGGAAGAGCGTCCACTTACCCAGGAAGAAATCGCCCAAAGAGAACTTGACGCCGCCGCAGCAGAGGCAGCAGAATCAGAGCGTCTTGCCGCAGAAGAAGCAAAGGCCGCTGCCATTGCAGAAGCCCGACAGGAACTCATCGACCTCGGTCTATCTGAGGCAGCAGCAGACGCAATTATGTCTCAGCGCGCATAACTAAACGCAACACAAGCAGAGGGTACGCGCCTGACAGCGCGAAAGGGTATAAATTATCGACATGCGAGTAGCTGTCTACACAATAGCCCTAAACGAAGAGCAGTTCGTCGAGCGCTGGGCAAGCAGCGCCGTCGAGGCCGACGTGCTTCTCATCGCCGACACCGGCTCCACCGACCGCACCGTCGAACTCGCGCGCGCATACGGCGTCGATGTCATCAACGTCGGAATACGCCCATGGCGATTCGATGATGCGCGCAATGCAGTGCTCGCCGCGCTCCCACTCGACATCGACTACTGCATCGCGCTTGACATGGACGAGGTGCTCTTGCCCGACTGGCGACAGGAGCTTGAAAAAGCGCACGAGGCAGGCTGGACACGACCGCGCTATCAGTACACGTGGAACTGGAACGAAGACGGCTCACCAGGCCTCACGTACGGCGGCGACAAAATCCACGCCCGCATCGGATATCGCTGGAAGCACCCCGTTCACGAGGTCCTGCGCAACTACGGCGACGTACAGGAAACCCAAGGCTGGATCGGGCTTGAAATCTACCACTTCGCCGACAGCACGAAATCACGCGGGCAATACATGCCACTGCTCAAGCAGGCAGTCGATGAAGACCCAGCCGACGACCGCAACGCGTTCTACTACGCACGCGAACTCTACTACTACGGCCAATACGACGAGGCCGTGCAACAATTCATGCGCCACCTCGACCTACCTCGCGCCATATGGGCACCCGAACGCGCCGCGTCAATGCGATTCATCGCCAAGTGCCGTCCCGAGGAAGCTGAGTACTGGCTGCACGCCGCGGCGAAGGAAGCGCCTGGCCGCCGCGAACCATACGTTGATCTTGCCAAGCACTACTACGCTAAGAGCGACTGGGCAAACTGCTTGTCCGTAGCAGAGAATGCTCTAGCCATCACGGAACGCCCGCTCGAGTATCTCTGCGAGGCGTACTCGTGGGGCGCGGCGCCATGGGACTTCGCGGCGATCTCAGCCTATCGCCTGTCAATGTTCAAGAAGGCGCTAGAGTACGGTGAGAAGGCAGCTGAGCTCGAGCCAGCAAATGAACGAATCACTCAGAATCTAAAATTCTACCGCGAGGCTCGGGGCGAAATCAGCTAGGTACGCTCCCGTCACCGCGTAGCACTCATACTCGGTAATACCAGGAAACGTGTCTAGAACTCGTTTATGCGACCAGTCTTCGACAACGTGGACCTCGAACGGGTTACCGTGCTCCGCGCATTGCGGGTAGTGAATGATCGGAATCGACATGAGAATTTTACTTGTCAAAGCCGAGGCCGCTTCCCAGAGCTTTAGCGCGTCGGCCTCAGCCACGTGCTCGAGCACGTCACCGAAGATGACAAGATCACTCTCCCAGTCCGTAAACTCTCGTGCGTCAACAACGACGATCTCATCATAGATCGAGCGAAGCGCAAACTCATCAATGTAAGGTTCCCACGCCTCGACTCCAATCAACGTCGCCTCAGGCGCAACATCTCGCACGATCCGACCGTACGTGCCAGACCCAGGGCCAACGTCAATTACTCGCCTTGGCGCGATGTTCTCAATCTGACGCGACATCCACGCCTTGTTTGAGAAATCAGAATGCGGCACTATGAACTTTTCTTCTCACGGCGCGTAGTTTTCTTCTCAGCTGCGCGGCGGGTCTTGATCTCCTTCTCCGCGCGCTTGGCGTGATACGCCTCGACCGCATTCGCGCTCGTCCGACTGCGCCACTTGAACTTGCACGACGAGCACTCGACCCAGCGTAACGACGTCCAGCGTCCTCCGCCGAGTGACGACCCTGTGACAACGAACAATCTCCCAGGCCGCGCGCTGCAAAAAGGACACTGCGGAAACCTTTGCCTTCTTGACTCTTGCCCAATGTATGAAACAGAAAGAGCGCGACGGATCTCTCCTTCGTCGCGCCCGCCCCAGATTCCCCAGATTTGCCGATGCTCAAGCGCCCATTTAAGGCACTGCTCGCGCACCGGGCATTCAAAGCACACATTTTTTGCCTTGTACTTATCGTCAGGGTTTTTGGAAAAAAACCAGTCTCTCGTGTGAGAGTATTCATTACGAGCGCACAGAGAGTTCTTCTGCCACCCCAACTCGTCAAGTGCTCCACTCACGTACTCTATTGAAACTTATAAAGTTCCACTTGTAAACACCGTACAAAAGCATTTTTTAGTTGCAGGTTAGATCTCGACCCAGGTGACTTGAAGAATCTCGTCTACAACGTCGCCGCTTCGAGTTTCTCCTTCCGGCGTGCACACCGAGAAATCACGGTCGCCATCGACGATGCCCGCGTACCCGTGAACACCTGTCGCATCGTCTAGCACTCGAAAACCATCACCAAGCGAAACCGCGGTTCCGTCGCGCTGAAGTGCCGACGCGAGCGCTCGACGAACTACCTCATGCTCAATGTCCACATGCCCGATGGTGAAAAACACGGTACTCGACTCAGAATCCAAATCGTCGCCTGTCCACTCGTACCAAAGAGTCTCGCCGGCCCGTGAGTCCTTCATGACAAGTGCTTCATCCAAATTCGGTGCACGTTACTTTTCGGCGTGACGAGCTCATCAAATGGCTCGTACAGATCTTCCTCGATCTTACGGCACGAGCACGATACGGCGATACCCATGCCGTTGACGTCTGTTTCAGGTGCGCGCACGACCCGTATCTGATGCTCGAGTGTGTCATCCATAAGAATCCAGTCAACATCGTCGCGCGGACGACTGTGCACCAGGCGAAGATGCCCTTTTGTCTTCACGCTCATATCGTACTCGACTGTACACCGATGAGGTCACTGACCCGATCTCTTCCGCCACCCACGCGCACCCACTGTTGAATCTCAAGATCAATCTCGTAGACTGGTATGCCAGAGCTAAGCGCGACGGCGATTTCAACACGGGCGCCGGTTGATTCTCTCCAGCCCCGGAGCGCAAAGACTCGATCGCAGGTGAACACGCCTGCGATGCAGTGTCGCATGTAGTGCTCCCACGGCAGATCTGTTCGTCCGCCGAAGAGCTCGGTTGGATCGAAGACGTCGTACCCGCCTTTCCGCAGCGACGTGCATAGATTTTGAAAATCTCGGTAGTTATGCCCTTTGATACCAGTCATCGGGCCACTGATATAGGCTTTCACGGGATAGTTGCCCTTTCCAGAGATTTAGAACCGCTCTAAAGCCATTGCCTATCGGCAATGGCAAACGATATGGAACATGCTGTAAAGGTGTCTTAGATTTGACGAGAGAGGCACGTTTTCTGCCTAAGCCGCCATGAAACCGTCCTGATGCGGCCAAAGATACTCGTACGAGCCGGGAGATGCCCCAGGATCCTCGGGATAGCCAAACTGCCGGTACCAGTCATAGTTCTTGACTAGAAGCGCTCGCCGGTGCGTTGAGACAAGACGCGTAAAGTAGTCGCGGTCTTGCATCCAGCTTGGCAGCGTTAGCTCGGGAGAAACTCGGCCGAGCTTGAGCGCACGATCGAATGTGGAGAATGTCTTGGGCAGCAGAGTAGACTTGTAGCCTCGTGAGCGCCACTCGAAGTACGTGGCAGAGATGTAGGATACGAGCAGCGCCTCGCTGCCGCGCCACATGCGCGTGACCGGGTGATTGACCCAGCCTTTGGCGTTACGGTCGTTACCGTCTGGATCAAGGCCGGTAAGAGTAAGAAGCGTCTGCCACGCTTCGAGCGTCTGCTTGTGAAGTCGCTTGTTATCGAGCTGCTGAGCGGTGACTTCAAAGCTGTCAGTGTCGACAAGAAATGTTTGCATATGCGTCCTAACGTCGTTGCGTAAGCCTATTATATCGCGGTCGGCTAGCGCACTGTAAATACCTTACCACCGCCGCTTCCAGGCTTCATCTGAGGCAGGCGACGACTCGCAAAAGACTTCGCGGTCAGACGTCCACCCACAAACCCTGGCGGCGGCTTAATCAAAAGTGCGGTCAACGCGTGAACGAGAGCGTCAACACGGTCAGGCGACTTACCCTCACCGGGGATCCATGCGCACATCTGAGCTTCCAGGTCCGCAATGATGCCAACATGGTGAACGCGCGCCTGCTCGTACGCGAGCACGACGGGTTCTGCGCGCAGCGCCTTGCCGTGTTTGGAGTGAACCTCAAGAACTTTGATGCTCGGGTCAATCGCCTGAATCGCGTTACGCACAAGCGCGCCGCCCTGATTTACTTCTGCAACAACAGGCGCCTGCCACTTACGCGCCATCGTTGCGACCGCGTTTGCCCAAACCTCAGGCGACCCGTGCACCGTCGCATCCTCGAGCACCCAGGCGTGCCTCTTGTAAAGATCGCGGTCAGCCATCGCGGTGCACACGACAATGCCGCATTCGTCGCGCGGATTCTCCGCGACCGACGGGTCAACCCCGATGACGCGCAATGGCGCGTTCATCGGCAACTGCATCTGCCGCGCGCCATCAATCATTTCAAGCGTCCATAGCGCACCTTCAACATCGTCAAGCATCTCGCCGTAGAGTTCCTGCTGGGCGAGACGTGTTCCGGCGTAGACTCCGGTGATCGTGTTGAGATACGCCTCGGACAAGTTTCCAGCGTTGTCAAGAGTCGATCCGCGTGAAATGTACACCTTGCCCGTGCGTTTCGCTTCGTCGATGAGTGAGTACAGCACCGGCACGCGCTTCGGCGTCGTCGTCGCAATGATCTGAGGATTAGCGCCAAGACGAGTAGCGACACGCAGGTTATCCCAGGAGGTCATTCCCGCCGCGTCCGGTGTCTGCCGCCACGCGGCGAGCTCGTCAGCCCACGCGTAGTTCGCTTGAATACCGCGGAGGCCGTCAGGCTCATCTGCGGTAAACAGTGTTGCAGTGTTTCCGTTCGGCCAGGTCAAGCGACGCTTGGACGGCTCATAATGTGGCTTCTCGCTCGGAGGCGAAACGTTGATAATCCCGGACTCGCCTTCAACGATGACATCGCGAACGTCGGCCGCGGTACGCGCGACCAGCGCGAATCGAAGTTGCCCGCGGGATGTGTCCTTTGCCTTGTCGCGCACCCACTCAGCAGCAGACCGCGTCTTGCCGGCGCCTCGGCCGGCAAGATATAACCAAATCGCCCACGACTCATCCTGCGGCGGTCGTTGCTCCGGGCGAGCCCACATCGACCAGTCCCAGACAAGAGCCTTCATGTCAAGACCTTCCAGCGCGGCTGCCTGCTCATCTGGCGGCAACTGCGCGACGATCTCCATGAGGCTTTTACCCATATAGGAATCATACCCTAAAGTGATCGCCCCACGGGCGAGGCAACAGGGGCTATTGCCTACAAGCGCCGCGGGGCGATCGATGAACTACTGTAATCCGTACTACAGGCGATTATGCTGTGCGGCGCAGCGCGGAGCGCTGTACTCCGTAGTAAAGAGGTGCCGCCGAGCTTAAGCCAAGCTGCTCAGCCAGCGCGGCAAGAGATACGCCGCTCTGATATTCCTTGGCAAGCGCGTCGTGGTATGCCTCGGCGCCGCCTTTCTCTCTCGCCGCAAGAACGCGCGAGGCAGCCTTCGCGACATCAGCGTCGCTCAGCTTAACTCTTCCCTTCTTGATCGTCGACGGTGGAAGACTTGCGGTGAACACTCTGCGTCTCATCCCGCTATACGCGACATCCAGACGATCTGCCAGCGCGACAAGACTTCCGCCTTTTTCGTAGAACTCGCTAAGCAATCGAGTGTATTCTCGACTAGCTTGGTGCGCCGGTGTTGTCTGCGCGCGAGATCCATAGGCTTTCTTCGCCAGTGGAAGAAGCGGGGTAATCTTTTTCGCGTACTGCTCGACTAGAGCGTCGCTCACTTTGTCTCTCCTCGGTATTTGTCAATCTGCATTTGCAGGATTTAATTATATTACAAAACCGGTGAGAAATAAAACTGAGAACGTTACTGAGGTTCGCCTTCGCAGCACGATGCTTTGAACCCGCAGTGTGGGCAAAGCCAGCGCGTAGCGACGGGTGCAAAGCGCTGCCCGCATGAGTCACATTCGATCATTCGGCTTGCACCTCTTGATCTTCTGCGTCAAGCTCTCCCCAGGCAATCGCTCGTGCCAGCGTTACAAGACGCTCAGCCTCTGCGTACAGATCTTCAGCTGCGATAAGAAGATCCGCTTTTTCCTCGACGCTACTTGGCGAAGAAAGCTCGGTCGTCACGATGCGCGCCGTGTACGTGCACGCGGAGAGACGGCGAAGCGCGCGCGCCTGCGCGTCTTCGTACTGCCAGCCTCTCTCGAATCCCATGGGTAAATTGTAGTACTGCCGTAGGATGTGTTAGTCGTCCCAGTCGTCAAGTTCTATTTCATCACCCGTGTACGGAACTGATTCTGGATCCTTCTCGACGAAAAGTCCTACAATGGTTAAATCCGCGCACATGCAGCAAATATGAACTTTGCCGGAGATTAAGGACTCTGGAATAGCTATACCGGACAGCCGCGAGACGATATTGCCGTCCTCATCAACGCCTTCTGGCTCCCAGACAGTGTTCTCGTCAAGCCAGCATTTCTCACAGATGGGCAGCGTTTTCAAGCTCTGTGGGCTCATGATCGAATCAAATCACAAGTCGCGTGCTCTTAGCTGGCATACCAGCGTTTCCGCACGGACTCTCTTGAGAAACCTTTATCCAGGTCGAGAAGCCACTCACGATCCCCGATGAGTTCCCCTTGTGGTCCCGTAGGGTTTCCTTGAATCGCGCCATTGACTGCCTCTCCTAGCCACGTCGCAGCCTGCACTGGAACTGCCTTTCCCCACACAGCCGGAAGCGCGCTGTAGTTCTGAAGCGGCTCAATGACCCAGCTGTCTGGCAGCCCCTGCATGCGCGCTGCCTCCCGGTGTGTAATAAGCCTCGGCTCTGTCGGGTGCACGACGTGATCTAGCGCCGAGCCGGTGAGAACATTCGCCCAGTAACGGTCGCTCCAGCGATACGGCGTCGAGAAACCTAGACGGTAATCCTTTCTTCGAACGTTCTCTTCCAGATTTTTCCACGAGGGAGGAAACTCGCCCTGCTCAGCAACTGCCTTTTTCAGCGCGTCGCCAAGGCTCTCGTTGGCTTTCCAGCCGTCGTCCTCGCTGAGCGAGGTAAACACTTCGTGCACTCTTTGCGCGTGAATATTAGTTCTACCAATGTGCCCGTCAACCATGCCACTCTGATTGCGCAGGCTCTGCGTCCATTGCGTGCTCGCACCAGCGTACTTCTGCGGCCCCCACGCGTACGGAATCTTGGCTAGATCGCCAATGACCTCCATGATCTTTGGAAGATCCTTCGGGTCATCACAGTGAGCTCCAAACGGAAGCCCCTTCTCAACCGCTACCCAGAAATAGCGCGGGCGAAACGAAAATCCACCGAGACGCAAATTGTTATGCTTCACGTGGTACAGGTCGTACTCTCTCCCGCTAAGCTGCTCAAGCATCTCGCGGTACTGCAGCATCACCGCGCGCCCCTGCGTGTACGCCTGCTGCACGCACTCAAACGCAACGATAGTTGGTTGCTGACGTGCTGCGTATTGAACAAAGGCACGCGTATGCGCGTGCGCCGGTGAATCAGGCCCGCGATACGTTGGCCCGCTGAACGGCGTCCAGCCAGAGCACGGCGGGCACCCGACAACAGCGTCTGTGTCGTCAAAGTCCGGCCAGTCGTCAGGGTTGTCCGAGAACCAGGCGTCCCAGTACTCGTCGTCTGAGCCAAAGTGAGACCGATTGGCTTCCGCGACGCGATTGCCAAATTCGAGCGTACCGACACGTCCTTGCATCTTCATGCCGGCATTAGCCATGCCCAGGCTCATAAACCCGGCAAGGCCGTTGCAGTCAACAAACTTCGGCGCGCTCATTTCGTCTCCTTCGTACGTGAACTTCAGGGCGACCTTACACTGAGGTTTGACCCTTGTCGCCAATCTGGCCCACTTCGTAGCCGCATCCGGCGTATCCGGCGATGTCGATCCACGTGTCCGGCTGGAACCCTGCCTTATTCGCCCAGCGCGCCATTTTCACTCCGACCATGGCGATCGCGACCTCCTCCGGCGTGAAGACACGATCAAACAGAACCGTCCAAATATCTGCTATGCGCCGGAAGTTTGCCTCCGGCCCGCCGTACTGCTTGTCCCGGTTTCCGGCGATAAGATCAGCCGCGGTGTGTAGAGCTTCCTCTCGAGGGGTGCTGTTCTTCGCTGCCATAGCTCCTCTATCTCTTCATGCGCAAATGCACGTGGGCAGCGTACTGCTTGCCGTCTAGCGCATCGTCGCCCTTGTCATTAATGTCAATTTCAATGTCTACCTTGGATTCGATCTCGTCCTCGTCCACGCCAAGGAACTCTGCAATTCGCGTAAACGTGCTTTCAACAAGCTCTGCGTACGTATCTCCGCTGACGCGAAGAGTGGCTGAAACTCTCATCACTTAACTCTTTTCTCAAGCGCGTACGGGCTGTGATGCGCTCCGTTGATAACAGGCTCTTTGTCGTCATCGGATTTGAAGATCACGTCACCGTAACGAATCGCAACAATGCGCCCGCGGCGGCCGTTATGTGTTTGCCCTGCCTCGCCGATATAAGCATCGAGCTTCACTCGCACTTCATCGCCGACAGTGATCTGCCCGGGCCGGGCTTGAATCCAGACTTCGTCTGAGCTGCCCTTTGGCGCCAGAGCGTGCCCGAGTGCGACTTTGCTAAACACCTCAACGGTCTCAGTGGCAGTCGCGTCGTTGTGATTCATCGTGTTCCACACGTCAAGTAGTCTGAGCACAGCGGTGCCTGTAGCCTGCTTTATCTTTGCCTGAGCAAATTGTTCTCTTACCCAGTCCTCGTTGACACTCACGCCGCTACCTCGCATTTCGCGCAAATTGTTTGATCCTCGGAACTGATCGCGACCTCGTCCAGCGCGCGTGAGCACGACCGGCACTTTACTCCAAGCTCTCGTACTTTGTACCCGTCGCGCTGGCGCGCACGGTTCTTGTTCATTTTTTCCTGGTAGATCTTGTCAAGCTCAGCGTCAGTCGCACCAGCGGCGCAGATGATATTCGCAACGAAATGCAGAACATCGACGGCCTCCTTGACAAGTTCATCACGATCAATGTACGGCTCGTCGTGCTGCCATGGCTTCCAGGAAATAGCCTGGCGCATCTCGGCAAGTTCATCATCAATTGCGAGCATGTTCCATCGAATGTACTCGATAGTCGTGTTGATATCGTCCGGCTCGTTGCTGTGAAAGACAGAGTAGTCAGCTCCGTAGCATTCCTGTTGCAGCGACGCAGTTTCCTTAAGCCAGTCCTGGAAAAGATTTTTCATTCTCGTCCCTATTCTGCGTAAGGCAGAAGCACGTCGATCACGTGCTTGCTAAGCCCACCGCTAGGAGTGATTATACTCTTGTAGTTATTCAACTGCGCCCTGGCGAGCGCCTGTCTTTTCTGCGGTGACATTTCGTCTACCGTTGCAGCTAGATCCATCCATGGATCGCCAATAATCGCGCTTTCTCTCCAATCAGTAACCACCGGCGTACCGACACTCAGCGACTGAACAACTCTTGGCGTCCACCACGAGCCAGTAGATTTTGAAGGAGCAACAAGAACTCCTACCGCGTCACGCATTCTACTGACTACATCGGCGTCTGTCCACCCCTTGTGCTCCTTGATTGGGACTACGGGCGTCTTAAGTGTTGCTTCCACGTTCAGCGTCCATTGGCTTTTCATGTCATTCGCTGCCCAGAAACGTTCGCTAGGTTCACCGTCGCGCACCGGCGCGTCCTCAACTTTGTCAAGCAGCATCGAGTCAACATTAATGCACTGCAGCTGCGTAGCCACATTGACGGGCAATGAACTAACAACAGAACCGTGATTCCCCCACGGAAGCGCGGGGTAGATCGTTTTTGCCCAGGTGTAGCCGCTCAGGCGAGTGACCCCGCGTGTAATCTTTTCAGCTACCTCGCCGTCTCTCGCCTGCGCAAACTCTGGGCGCGCAGAATAGAAAGGCTTGAAAAGAGACCCTGGCGAATCGGCAAGAGCGTTCGCGGCGTTGACGATCTTCACCGGCTCTGGCGCATCGACAAAGTACCTGAGCTTTTTTGACCCATGCATGTAGTCAATTAGCCATAGAGCACCATACGCGTAATTTGCTGCTACACTTGTGATTGGCGCTAAGCCGATCAGCACCAAATCGTATGAGTCAATTTCCCTGCGGTCCATGCCAATTGACGGAGGGCGTATCACGACCTCGTTTTTTCCGCTGACAAGCGCGTCGCGAAGAAGACCTGCAAAGCAGGCGTTCCTAGTTGCAAACTTATCCGACACCTGAGGCGCCGTCATGCCTGTAATAAGGATCTTCATTCAACGCCACCAGCATCTACAAAAACGGCGTCAAGCGCGTTTGGCAGAGCATCTAGCACGCACTCAACATCGTCGCAGGCGATCTGCGCCCATTTTCGGGCGTCATCACCGACGGGGTACGAGGTTGGAAACCATGCGGATAGAAGAACTTTAGCTGTATGCTTTACAACTCCGTCTTCGACATCGACTGGCATATACTCATCAAGAAATTCTGATTTATTGAACTTGTCATACGTCATAGCTTAAGTCCTTTGTCCTCGGTAACGGCGCGCCGCACGATGCGATCGCAGTGCGCTACAAATGAATCATGGCTCGGCATAAACGCGCGAAGGGCGTCTTTCTGCGACGCGGCAAGACTTGTAAGCTCTTCGTCAGTCATTTTCTCGATCTCCGACACACTGACTCGGTGGCAGTCACCAAGAGGTGCGCCTTCGTTTTTGTCCGCGAACAGCACTGAACCAACTCGAGCAGAATACATGAATCGGCTACGCCACCAACCGCTGCCAGCATGAGGGTACGGAGGCGACAAAATGCCCCAGTGCTGATTGTAGAACGCGAGCACGTCCTCCTCGCTAGCGAACCGCTGCCCACCAAGCTTGCGCACTAGCTTGCGCGAGCCAACAATTTCAACAGGCCACTCAAAACTTTTGCGCTCGAGCCATGTGTCGTGCGGCATCAACGCTCCGAGCACCCAGGCGCGCTTCTTTTCGGTTGGCGGCAACGGCTCGACGCTGTCAAGAATCGAGTAGATGGTTGAGCTCGGGTCGAGCGCCTCGATTGGTGAAAGCTCTTTTGGCATTCGCTTGCGAACAAGCGAGCGATCGCCCCACCCGTACATCGGGCAGACAGGCACCATTCCGGCTCCCCAGCGCGCGCCAAGCAAGTTCTCTGCCGACTGCACAAGCATGCTTTCATAGCCGCGCACGGACTCATCGGTCTCGGTCATGTAGTAACGTTCAATGTAGATTTTAGCGTCAGGGTTAACTTGAAGCGCGCGTTCCTTCGCGGCAAGTGCGTCCGCGTAGCTAAAGTATGTCGCGCCCTCGTCGCCGCGATCCTTGCCAACGAGCAAATACTTGTAGATCATTTCCGGCTTGCGCACGAGAGCTTTGGCGCCGTTGAAAACCGTGGAAAATTGCCAGTCATCGAAAAACCCGACGCACGGCTTGCCGCTTGCAAGAGCGTACAACGCGCCCATGGCGCCTTGGCGCCCGTTAAGTGAGTTCAACGGCGCAAGGTTCATCCAAAGAACGTCGTAGGTTGATAGGTCTTCGCCTGGAGTGATCTTTCTCCACTCGACCTCGTGCCCCGCCTCGCGAAGAGCGGACACGATCGACGCTGGCACGTCAATCTTTGAGATTGTGCGCTTATCAGTGTTGATCTGCAGCGCGGTAAAGCCTGACATGAGAATCTTCATTACGTCTCCTACAACGCAGCCCGTTGCCCGCCCGCTCAGCTGTAATGGCTAAGCGGGCGGGCGATCGTCACCTAATCGTACTAGAACGGAGACGCGGGAGGCGCGCTAGCAGCCGTTGCCTCTGGCGCCGGTGCCGGAGCGGGTGCAGGCGCAGGAGCGGGTGCAGGCGCAGGCGCCGGTGCCGGAGCGGGGGCAGGAGCTGCTGCGGGAGCCGGAGGCGCCGACGCAGTTGTCGTAGTAGGCTGAGTCGAGTAGTACGTTTTGATCTCGTTACGCTTCTGACCCTGCCAGGTACGGCTGCCAATCTGCGCGCGGAACGAACGCCCAACAATAGCCTGCTCAATCTGAGCATTCGTGGGGTTCTGCGCAAAGTACTCGCGCCCGAGACCAAGAGCGGCCATCTTGCGGAAGAAGATACCCAGCGCCGCAGGGCTGTCCGGCGAGACAACCAGGTTGTCCCACACGAGGCGCTTGTTGTGCGC